AGACAAATGTTCCGTTTGCATAAACAATTGCTCCTGTTCCTGCGTTTCCTGTTGCCCCCACCAACAAATTCCCACTAGCATCTAGGCGCATACGCTCTATACCAGTTGTTGCAAACTGAATTGCGCCTGTTTTAGAGTTGCGAAAATCAATATCAGTACCGTTGTGGTAAACATATCCACCAAGAGTTCCACCTATACCTAAATTTAATATAGATGTTGTTGCTCCTTCAATTGTAACGTTTCCACGGTTTGCTGCGTTGTTATAAGCCGTTGTTCCATTAACAATTACATTTCGTGAAGTATCTACAGTAATTGCAGTTGTCCCTGCCGTTTGTATGTTTAAGACACCGCTATTGTCGGCTGTGGTAATTACACCACCAACTCCCGAGGTCGATGCATTTATCGTTGAAGCCATTATTTATTCTCCATTATAGTATTACCCATCTAGCACCACTAGGAACTGTAATTGCGGCACCAGAATTAATTGTCATTGGTCCGACAGACATTGCGTTTCGACCTGTTGTTAATGTATATGAAGTAGTCACTGTGCTTGCATTTTCTACTAGTACTTGATCAGTACCACCACCTTGAACAACACCACTAAATAGTTGGTTAAGTTCGCCAGCAGTTAATCGTAGTTCTACTTTATCACCAGTAATAAAAGCAGAAGCAGCTGTACTTTCCTGTGCTCTAACTATAGTTAAAGTATCACCAGATCTTGCAGTAACTTTAACAATCTCTACAACAGTACCAGTTGTGTTTTGAAGAGTACAAAAGAAAAACTGCCCTGCACTTGGGTTTGGAAATAAACCACCAGTAGCACTAGCAACTGTTAAACTTGTTGCACTGTTTGAAATACCAGAGGCTAGAGTTGTAGCAGCGTTATTGGTAAATAAATATGAAGATGACATATTTTATCCTATTGAATTTGTATTAAGTGATGAGCCATTTATTTCTCGTGCTCCTGCAGAAACTGGAAGTACTTTAAAGTAATTAAGAACAACTGATGCAACACTAGTAGTTCTTTGTCTAGAAGGGCCTTCAATAAACTGGGCTACTAATGAGTTAATTGTTGTACTAGTATACACAAGCCACTGAGCTATCGTAACAAGTATAAACTGGTCTTGTGGTTCTGGACGTAACCAAGGAGCAATCTGAGTATCAGCTACACCTCTAACAAAGTCTTGTGGTTGACGGATTTCCCAGTCATCCTCACAACACATTAAACCATCCCAGCGTTTAATTAGTTGACTTGCCTTGTATTTACGACCACAGATATCACAATCTGCAATCCAGTCACCATGATCGTATCTAGGTGTATAACTCATTCTAAACCTCTAGAGGAGTATAAACAGATAAGTCGCCTACTAGTGTATAGGTATTAGTTAAGCTAGTTGTCACTGTCATCTCAAGACGATAGATCACACCACTAAGACCACCTGATATACGCTGAACAACTACAGCCCCACTTATAGCTGGAGAACCAATCTTAATAGCACTTGGATTAGGATCAGTACCATCTTTAACTTGGGTTGTACAAGAAGCTGTAAGAATAGTTTCACCAACAGCAAGTACAGGACTATAGTTGAAAGAAAAGAGTTCGGATTCTGTGGTTAATTTATAAGTGAATGTTCCACTCATATTGTTATATCCTTAAAGTTATAACCTATTACTCTTAGACTGTGAGTAAAGGGTTCGTATTTTTTTAAGACTTACAGAACGAATTCTTTCTGCAGCATATAGATATGTTTTACTTAGTAGTCCAGTAAAGTAAATTCTACTAGGAATTAGGACAAGCAAAACATTTGACAGCACAGAGAGCGTTTTAAGGATAGTTTTAGATACAGTTGATATGCTGGTATTCAAAACAACTAAAAGCTTGCTGTAGGCCCTTGTAATGCTTGCCGTGACCATACTGGTAACAATCATATCCTTAAAGAAGAATAAATGTGCTACTAAAGTAGATAAAGAACTTACTAATACAGAAAAAGTACTTTGAACACCTTTTCTTAGAGTTACTATAGAACTTTGTAAAACTGTAAATGATAAACTAATATATTTAGTTACCGACACATTAGATGCAGAATAAGCTAATAAAGTAATAAGTCTGTTAGTCGCTGTAATAATTGTAGCAGCAACAACTTCAAAATCTTCTATAGTTTTATTTATAGCTCTAACAAATAAACTAGTAGTAATACTATTATAAGTTAAAGTTAGATATCGTGAAGTTACTCTAGTAAGAGTTGCTATTGCTGATACTAAACTAGCTGTAAGATCCTTACCTACTGTTTTAAGTAATGTTGTAGTATTAGTAACACTAGCTGAAAGCGTTTTAATTGCGTCTTTAACTAGAGTTACTGTTGAGGTTACTAAACTGGTTAGAGTCGTAGTAACTTCTTTAACAATACTAACAACAACACTTTCTGAGTAAGTAAAGGTCTTTGTAACAGCTTTTATAATACTTGCTGTTACAGAGGACACTACAGATAAAGCCTGGGTAAATACATTACCACCAGCTGAACCATTGACTACTTCTTTATTAATTGCTGCTTGATTAAGAGCCATAGCTCAGGCTCCTATTCAAATTAACTAAATTGTGTTTTGAAAGTAAACTGAATGCTGTCACCAGTGGTTAAAGCAATGCCAGTAAAATCACCTTTAACAAATAAGTTACCACTTGTAGAAGCATCAAACAAACCAGCATTGGTAACAGTAATGCTACCGCCTGCAGTTAGTGTACCTACAACTTGGTATGTATCATTTGTAGTAGAAGTAGTTTGTTGTGTAGATGTACCAGCAGTACGTGAGCCAGTTTCAGTAAACAAAGTAGTGTCAGTAGCACCAGTAGTACCTGCGCCTGTACCCCAACCTAAGTAGTTAGGTTCAGTACCAGAGCCTTTAATACGATTAGTAACAACAGCTTTACCTGTATTAACTAGTAGTGTAGCCATTTTTTAATTCTCCAAATAAATCGTTTAATAGGATTTGAATGCCAGTATTGTATAGCACCTAGATCCTGAACTGTACCATCTGCTCTAGTAATAACAGCTGAGAGTACCATTTCTTTTACTTTAGTTTGTGTGGTTATCATGATAGATTTCGTAATTTATAAATAGTGCTTAAGTATAAACTAATTACTTCGTCAATAATGTTTTGAATTGCTGACAACTCACAAGCATCAACTCTTAGTTTCTCAATTGACTTCATTTGTTTTTCAAGAAAGTCGTCAATAGCTTCAGTAGGAACTTTAGAGAATACTGGGATGTCTTTCATGACACCCGCATATCCTTGATAAGCTTCTGCTAGTTTATCAGCTACATCAATTACATCATCATAGAAAGATCCTAGAGCCACATGTTGAGCATAACTTTTAGTTTTAAGATGTTCTCTATGAGTTATGGTTCGGGCATAAAATAGCAACCCTATGATCTCTTCCATATTAGCTCCACTGTTTAATACATTGAACTACCATTGTAAAGTACTGTGTACCTGAAGTATAACCTGCAGTATCATATAAGATCTTACCTGTTTTACCTGTGCCTGCATTGTTTTGCAAGAAACCAGTAAACTCCATGTTCATCTTATCACGACCTGAGAAGTACCAGATAGGCACATCTACATCAGCATCCCAATATAAACCAACAACACAACCATCTTGAATATCAAACACAACAGACTCAATAGCTAATGAGGTAGCTTTTTGAGGATTCATTGTAGATGCATTAACAGATGCTAGTGTTGCTGGGTCTAGTAAGGTTGTTAAAGACACATTACCTGTATCTAATTTACCTGTAAGTTTAGCAATCACATTACGATCACCATCTTCTAGGATTTGTATTGAGGTTACATTAGCCATGTTGACCTCCTAATTACGCTGGTGTAATTGTAGTTGTACCATCAGCAGCATCAATCCAAGTGGATCCTGCTGTTGCACCTTGCGACACATAGAATGTCTTAGTTGTTGTGTTGTAAAGTGTTGTGCCTAAAACTTTGCCTGTTGTATTAACAGCATTGGCAATTGCGCCCAATGTTATTGATGTTGCAGTTGTAGATGATACTTTACCTGTAAGATTGCCTGTTACGTTACCTGTAAGATTACCAGTTACGTTACCAGTGATATTGCCAGTGATATCGCCCACGAAACCATTTGTTGAGTTAACTGGACCACTAAAATGTGTATTTGCCATTTTTAAATTCCTTTTTGTGTTATAGCACTTAGCTTATACCGTCTCTATAACGTCTGCTAGGACAGTCTGTATAAGCGAGATTCCTAGATAATAATTTATTTCTTTTTAATTGGTGGAACTGGTGGGCGTTTGCCCTTTGCTTCTTGAATTGGGTATGACATTTTAATTCCTCTACAAGAGTAGGAGGGGACTTACGAAAGCATTTTAAGCCTCCAGCCCCTTAACCTAATTACGGACCGTTAACACCATAGATGGCACGTGGGTCTGTCCAACCGAATGAATAACGCTCGTAACCTTTTGCTTTCGCATTCATGGTATCGAAGTCATTGTCTTGGTCGAATTGAATACCAACACGGCTGTAGTATTTCAAACCGTTTTGGATATTAGTACGTACAAACCATGCATTTGGAGAAGTCAAGTAATGGTTCATTACGATGCCTTCTGGTAGTGCGTTAGTTGCTTTCAACACGTTGATAGAGTTGTCGGCAGAACCTGGAGTGTATGTAGATTTTAAGATACGATTTGCATTGTACCAGTTTTGACGAGCTACCACTAAAGAGCGAGGCATTACGTTGATTAGCAAACCACGGTCATTTTGGAAACCCATGATTGCAATCAATGCATCTTCTAAAGAAGCTTCTGACAAGTCAGCGTCTACTGCTGGTTTGTTTGCAAAAGTACCACCTGATACGTTAGGATGGTTTGTAGCACATAATGACACACCGTCACCACCTAAATAAGTACCATTAAAAGCACGATTGTAAACGTTAGCACCAATATTTTCTTTCGTTTGACGGAAAGACATTGCTAGTGCAGCAGCACGACGACGAGATACTTGCTCATACAAGTTATCATCCAATTCTTCTTTCGTTACGATGTAACCTAAAGCATAGGCAACATGAGTGTAGCGAGTTGTGAAACCTTGGATCTCTGAGTCATAAGAAACGCCTGAACCTTCAGATTTGCGAGGTGCTAGACCAAAACCTGTAAGTTGGACATCTTCTTCATAGTTTTGAGATGAAGTATCTGAATCGAACAATTTGTCATATTCTGTCGCATGTTCGTCATAAACTTGACCCCACCAAGCCTTGATCCCA